ATTATTGAGAGTGTTTAAACCAACAGAGGTTCAAATGATGCTTAGAAGTTTTGTAGCTAGAGAGAATATACATATTGAGGCATATAGTCTGTTTACAGAGACTCTAGGGTTTAGTGATAAGATTTATGCAGAGTTCTTAGATATTCCACAGATGAATATAAAGACTGAATATTTAGATAAAGCTAAAATTATGAAGTATGAAGATTACAAAAAGATGGGTATGACAGATGTTGAAGTTGATACCCAGTTCCGTAAAAGTGTTGCAAGAATGTTAGCAGTTTATGGAGGAGGTCTTGAGGGTATCTCATTGATGGCTCAATTTGCTATGTTACTTAAATTTCAATTTGAGGGTAAATATAAAGGCTTATGTCAAATAGTTGATTGGAGTATTAAAGATGAAGCAAAACATCAAGAACATAACTCTCATCTATTCAGAGATTATATAGTTGAAAACCCTGATATATTTGATGATGAACTGAAGTATGATATTTATCAAGCAATTAGGGAAGTTGTAGCACAAGAAGAGATACTAATTGATTATCTTAATCCTCCTCATATAGAGAATGAAGAATGTAAACAGTATGTTAGATATTGTGCAGATGAAGCATTGAAGCTTATAGGTTTCAAAGCAAACTATGATATAGATATTAATCCTTTTCCTTTTATGGAAGAGGTTACAGCTGGTGTAAGTCTTGTAAACTTCTTTGAGAATAGGGTTACAGATTATGGTAAGGGAGCTTTAACAGGTTCTTGGGATGATTTAAAGGATAATAAATGCAGATAACTAAATGGAATTATGAAAGAAACAACACAAGTTTCTACAAGGAACTAGAGGATAGGATGTTAGCTGAAGAAGCTCAAGAGTTTAAAGATGGTATGGCTATGTATTTTAGAGCTGAGGAAGCTGGGGAAGATACTACAGAGGCTATAGTTGAGATGGTTGATGCCTGGGCTGACTATCAGTTTGTAGCACAAGGTACTATATTTAAATATCTAGGGTCTGACTATTCTTATAGTTTTGATATAGTTAGAACTCAAGAACGCTATATGTATCATATATTGCATAATGAATTAAATATAGATGATACTACATTAAACAAATGTCTACAAGCTGTTATAGATGCTAATGCAGCTAAAGGAACTAAAAAGGTAAATGGTAAGATACAAAAAGGTGAAGAGTGGAGAGACCCTAAAGAAACTATAGCTAATATATTAAAGGATAATGGACATGTTTAAGAAAGATGATAATGATAAACCAATGGTTAGTCTTGTAGAACCTAAGTTCATTCTAGGTATTGCAGAGATACTTACATTTGGTGCTAAAAAGTATGGTATCAATAATTGGAAGGAAGCTAAACCTGAAGATATACAGAGATACAAAGATGCTTTACTACGACACCAACTTGCTTATCTTAGTGGGGAAGTATTAGACCCTGAAAGTGGGAAACCTCATATCTATCATATAGGTTGTAACCTTATGTTTCTTGATTATTTTGATAGATTACCACACTATGACTAACAGAGAGAAGGTTGTAATGATGTGTCACAAAGGTACTATACCTGACACACTATTAGCTAAGATAGTAGATAACTACTGGAAGAAGGAAATGTAATGAGTAAAATAGCATTAATTGATGGTGATAGTATTATCTATAAGGTTGGTTTTGCACTTGAAGAAGAACTAGAAGATTGTAATTTAGCTACAACATACCATGTAGATTTAGATAATGCTAAGGACTTCATAGATGGTTTAATTGATGGTATACTGTTTAACACCGACTGCGAGGACTATGAGCTGTGGTTAGGTGAAACAGGTACTAACTTTAGGTTTAAGCTCTCAGAGGGTCTTAACGACCTCTATAAGCACAATAGGAAGGATACAAGAAAACCTGATAAATATAGAGAGATGTTTAACTATATGAAGACACAATATAAAGCTAAGTCACCTAAAGACTGTGAGGTAGATGATGCAGTGTGTGCTAAGAAAGCTGAGAATCCAAACAAATATATATTATGTGCTATTGATAAGGATGTGTTGTATCAATCAGTTGGTAGACACTATAACTATAGTAAAGATAAGTGGATTACAGTAACGAAGGAAGAAGCTATCTACTATAGCTACCTCCAAGCCCTTACAGGTGATACAACAGATGGTTACAAAGGTTGTAAAAACATAGGACCTGTGAAAGCTAAAAAGATACTTGGAGTTCCTGGACAATATAGTGAAAGAACCTTATGGGCTAAAGTATTGTCAACATATCGTAAAGCCTCTATGACTAGAGCTGAAGCTTATATTACAATGAGATTAGCTAATATGCACCAATTAAAGAGAAATAACAACGGTAAGTTTAGAATTAAACTATGGACACCACCAAAACAAGGAGAGTGTCTAATAGATGCTTTATCATTTTGAGGGTGTTATGTTGTGTATGTGGTGCTGAAGCAGAAGGTAATTGGCATACATTAATTTGTAACCGTTGTAATGAAAAGTTAATTAAGGGTGAAGCCTCCTCGTAGTGGGGGTTCTAGGGGTGTAAGTGAATTATGATTGACATATTAGGAAGAGAGCCAAGGGTGAGATACCTTAAGATACTTAAAGATACTTAAAGAGGGATTGATTATCAATCGAGTTTAAAGTCTTTAAATTCATTAAGGATTTACCATCAACATGATGTATCCCTGTTTGGATTCTCAATACCAATGGAGTTAAAGCACTCCCCTAGATACTAATATTATTATTATAGACTAGCCATATAAGTAAAAGCTAAAAACAGACCAACACAGGAGGTCACAATGTGGCAATAAGAAAGATACCACAAGGTTCACGAGAGTTAATCAAAGAGTTAACTGAAAGATACCCAGATGTTTTAGATGTTTCTGAAACTCTGAGTCCTTTCGAGAGAGGTAAAGTCGCTGGTGTAGTTGAATTACTACGAGAGTTAAAACAATCAATAGAAAAGGAGATAAGTTAAGATGGGTGGAAGCAGTAGTACAAGTTACATAAAATCAGCAATACCAGATGTATTTACACCTATAGCACCTCAGAGGTCAGCTCCAGAAGCTATGCCAGAGAATATAGATAAAGCATCATTTACATCAGGTGCTAAAAGAACTGATAAAGAAAAGACAAAAGCAACAACAGGAGCCTCAAGGCTTGTAATACCTCTTATAGGTAACACACAGGCAGGTGGTTACACATCACCTACTACAGCACAAGGAGTAGTATAATGGGTGGTGGAAGTTCACATGAAACAAAATATGAGAAACAAAGGGTTGCTGTAGACAGAAGAGCTTATGGTAAACTATCTAAAACAGGTTTTCAATCACAAGAACAATACGATAAAGTAATGGCTGGTGATATGACAGGTTTGAATTATGATAAACAATACGATAGATATAGCCTAGCTTCTGGTGTAGACCTCGAGGCTGCTAAGTCCGACTGGGGTAACTACAGCACAGAACTACAAGATATTAATACAGAGAACCTAAAGGAAGAGAGAAGAAAGTCAGCACCTAAAAACCTAACAGGTACTTCAGGTAAAGTTGATTATTCACTAGCAATAGACTCTAAAGGTAAAAAGAAAAAGAGTAATTTATCTACAACAGTTAAAGCCTCAGATACCTCGAAGTCCACAGCTTCAACGAATCAATCATTAGGTATCTACTAAGATGGCTAAAGAGACATTCCCAACAGCTGAGGAATTAAAACAAGAGTATGGACTAAAGAGTAGGTTTAATAAACTGGATGGTGATAGAATTACAAGCCTGAACAAGGCTAGGGATTGTGCTAAACTTACAATACCTAGTGTTCTTAAACCAATGGGTTTTACAGAGATGACTAAACTCCCAGATACCTTTAACTCCTTAGGGGCTAGAGCAGTTAATAACCTTAGTAATAAATTATTATTAGGATTATTACCACCAAACAGTGCATTCTTTAGATTAAAACCTACAGATGAAACTATGCAACAAACTGATACAGAATCAGGTGTAGATGCTGAGATTGAATCAGAACTATCTAAACTAGAAACTAGAGTAATGGGTAAAATAGAATCATCAGGTATGAGACCTATAGTACACCAAGCTTTCATAAGTTTAATTGTAACTGGTAATGCAGCATTACTATATGATGATAACACAATGAACCTATATAAAATAGATAGTTATGTATGTCAGAGAGATTACTCTGGTAACTTAAATGATGTAATTCTCAAAGAGGCTATAGCTTATGCAGCTTTACCTGAAGACTTAGCAAACAAACTAGAGTTATCAGATGATGAAAAGAAAAAGGACATTGAACTATATACTCGTTATATACGACAAGGTTCAAACTGGCTCACATACCAAGAAGTAAATACAGAAATTGTAGATGGTAGTGAACAGACTATAAAAGATAAACACATGCCTCTTATGGTCCTTAGATGGAGTAAGATTAATGGTGAGAACTATGGTCGTGGTTTGGTTGAACAGTTACTTGGAGACTTTAGGAGTCTTGAAGGTTTAACACAAATGATGATTGAATATAGTGCTATTGCAGCCAAGGTTGTGTTTGGTATCAAACCAGGAAGCCCTATAGAAGTTGATGAACTTGAAGGTGCTGAGAATGGTGGTTGTGTTGTTGGTAATCTCGAACAGGATGTTTCAAGACTGTCAGTTGATAAACAAGCTGACCTTCAAATCCCTATGAAGATTATAGAGGACATAACTCGTAGGATAGGTGCTGCCTTCCTATTGCAGAGTACAACAACTAGAGATAGTGAGCGTACTACTGCCCTAGAGATTCAATATCTAGCTAGAGAACTTGAAGATGCCTTAGGTGGTATCTATAGTATTATAAGTCAAGAGTTTCAACTACCATTAGTAAACCTACTGATGCAAGACATGAAGTTTGATTTAGGTGGTATGGTTGAACCAACTATTACAACAGGGCTTTCAGCCTTAGGTAGAACACAAGACCTTGAGAAGCTACGACAGTTAAATAGTTTATTAGCTGAGGTAAACCCTGAATATGTTGTAAAATACATCAAGATGGATGAATACCTTAAGAGAATAGGAACAGCTTTAGCTATTAAAGATGTTGTAAGTCTATTTGCTTCACAGCAAGAAGTAGCACAAGAGCAACAAGGCATGACAGATGCAGGTGTACCAAATGTACAAGACCCAAATAAAATACAAGGATAGAACATGAAAAAATTATTAACAGATGCAAGTTACAAAACAAGAGATAAAGCACAAGAGGCTAAAGATTTCAAAGCTGGTAAAGCTGACCATCCAGGTTTCAGTGATTTAACACCACCTGAAGCACCTAAAGGTAAATAAAGATGGCAGAAGAGGCAGAGGTAACCCCTCACGAACAGGAGATGATAGATTTAGTTGATAATAAGGAAGCAGTAGCCGAGGGTCAAGCAGACCCTTCAAAGGCTCCTGAATACCAAGAACCAGCTAAAGATGAACAACCTGAAGAAATTGATTATAAGGCTGAGTATGAAAAACTTAAAGAGCTACGAGACTCTGAAACTGAAACACCAAAAGACTCTAAAGACCTTGGAATTGATACGGAAGATAAAGAACCCTCTAGTGGCGATGAAAGTCCTGGAGAAGATGATGCAGCACCTCAAGTAACAACAGAGGTCTTAGATAAATATACACAAGAATTTTCTACAGATGGTTCGTTATCTGAAGCTTCTTACAATGAACTACAAGCTCTTGGTTTATCTAAAGACATTGTAGATGGTTATATACAAGGACAAACAGCCCTACAGGAAACACAGGCAGCTAAAGTCTATGATACTGTAGGTGGTGCTGAATCGTACCAAGAGATGCTAATGTGGGCTAAAGACAACTGGAGTGAACAACAAATTGAGGTGTTTAACTCTAGTGTAAACTCTGGTAATGATGCACAGGTTATGTTTGGTGTTGAAGCTTTAGCAACACAGTTTAAGGCTGCTAATGGTAGTCCTATACCAAACAGAACTCTCAGAGGAAACTCTGGAAGCTCTAACAGTGTTAACTCACATAGTTTTGAAAGTAAATCTGATATGTATAAAGCTATGAATGATAGTTTGTATGGTAAGGATGCTGGAT